CTGAATAAAAAAGTGATATGGAATTATACAGAGAAGGAAGTATCGACTATGAAAAGTTTCATGGAATCTCCGATGCTACTTATGTTGTAGAATTCTCAAAACCATTGCTAGAGATTGGCTTTACGACAGAACAAATTATGACTATGTATGTTAACAAAATTACAGTTGATTTATCAATTGAACTAAAACAAGCAGACATCGAAATCGAGAAATATAAACTAAGTGGTGGTGTCTGTAATTGTCCTGATTGCCGAAAGGAAAGAGGTGAAGGCGAAGAAGGACTGTAGGAGATGTGATGGAAGAAGAAATTCTTAATAATGAGGTTGTAGAAGATAAACCCACTCCTCAAAAGAAATTAAAGCTCAAAAAAAATTGGAGAACAAATTTCGTCTCGCCCACAGGATTTAAAATTTCGGAGATTTATTGTCGCCGTTGCGTACAATATAAAAATCCTAAAGATTTTCAAACTTCTCAAGATTCTACACTCGACAAGAACGGTATGCTAAGTATCTGCCGTTCTTGTTGTGAGGAAATATATCAAGATAATCTTCGTGCGGAAAAAGATATTGCTAGAGCCTTGTTGAAGACTTGTAGAACTCTTAATTGGGTTTTTTATTCTCCCGCAATAGAAGCAACTATTGAGAAATATAAAAATACTAAGGAAAGAAATCCAGACGGTAAAAGTTCTTTTACTACTGCATATTGGGGAGTTATAAACGGGACAAACAATATGAAATATTCTGAAATCCCAATTATGACTTTTACTGAACCAATTAAAGAAGACTTTATTCCTACGGAACTACTTGAGAAAGAAGTAGATAGTAGTATCATAGATTTTTGGGGAAAGGGATTTTCTTTTGATGAGTATGAAGAACTTCAAAAAAATTACTTAGACTTCAAACGAGATTACACCGTTGAGGTAAAAGGTGAAGTTTTCTTAGTTCAGCAAATTTGCTATAAAATTTTGGAACTGAATAAAACAAGAACTGGTGGTGGTTCTACTGACGGATTATTGAAAGAAATCCAAACCATTATGAAAAATTCTGCTCTAACTCCTGCTATGGCAAATATGGCAAATAGTGGAAAAGCAATGGACACATTCGGGATGAGAATCGCAACAATACAAAAAGAAGAACCTGCTGAATGGTTGGACGGAGAAGACAGAAGGAAAAAATATTTGAATTATGGAGACCTTCAATATTTTAAAGACTACTATGTTAGGAGTTTGAAAAACTTTATACTACAATCAAAAGATTGGAATATTGAAGGAGAAATACTTAAAAACGAAGACGAAGATGATGATTTAGAAATTGAAAATTTTGTGATGGAGGATGCCGATGACATCGAATCAAAGGAAGAATCCTAGACCGTATGGAAAAAATGAATATATAAAAAACAGCCATAAAATAGACCAGTTTAAGCAAGGAAAAGAAATGCTTTCACAATCTGAATATTCTAGAGATGAAATAGACAGAATGAAGGATTGGATTACATTTTTTAGATTGTATCCTAGTATATTTGTGGAGTTTTGGTTAGATATTCCTCTATACGAATATCAAAGATATTGGATGAACTTAATGGCTCAAAGTACAAACTTTTTAGCCGTTGCTTCTCGTGGTAGTGCCAAGTCTATGATGATAGGTCTTCTAGCGATTGTCAAAGCAATACTTTATCCCGGTATAAAAATAACGATAGCCGCAAGTACAAAAAAACAGGCTGGATTAGTTATAAGTCAGCATATATCTCCATTTAAAAATCAAAGTGTAATGTTGGCGAGAGAAGTAGAAACTATTTTAATGAATGGTAACGATTACAAAGTGGTTTTTCATAACGGAAGTGTTATAGAGGTTGTTGTTGCGGGAAGCGGAGGAAGAGGCGTTAGAAATTCAATTTCAGTTCTCGAAGAAAGAAGGCTCATTCCTAATGAAATCATAGACACAATCTTGCGTCCATTTTCTGTTACTTATAGAGCGCCTTATATGTTTAAAAAAGAATATGAAAAACTTCCACCAATCGAGGCTCAAGAATTTTCAATTACGAGTTCATATTACCAGTCTGCGGAATGGTATCCAGAGGCTAAAAAACTTTTTAAAATGATGGCTAATGGAGATGCTGATGTGAACTGCATAACTCTAGATTATCTTATTTCTATTAGACACGGGACTAAGACTATAAAACAAATTGAGAAAGATAAGATAAAATTCGATGAACTTTCTTTTCTTATGGAGTATGGAAATATTGCTCCGGGTGGAAGCTCACATGCTTTTTATAAATTACAAATGTTCCCAAGAGTTATAAAAAGAGGATGGAGACCTTCTCATGATTCCTTTATTACATCTCAGAAAAATCCATATGATATAAAAAAGAAATCAGATGAAAAAAGAATAATAAGTTGTGACTTGGCAATGCGAGGTGGACGTACTAATGACCTTAGTGTTTTTACCTGTGCAAGACTCACCCCCACACTTAAGGGTTGGGAAACAGAAGTGACATACCAAGAAACATTTTCTGGAAAAAACGCAACAATACAAGCGTTAAGAATAAAACAATTGGTTGATGAATTTGATGCAGATATAGTGATACTTGATATTGGTGCGGGTGGTGGTGGAATCCCCGTATTTGACATTCTAACTCTTCCAACTAAGGATGAGGAAAAAATGAAGGAATACGAAGCATACACTGTGGTTAATCATTATTCTATTGACAAATCTCTTTATGAGGACATGCAGAACAGAACTTTAGGTGTTAACGCTAGACCAATAGTTTTTCCAATTAGTGCAACCCCTCAATCAAATGCCCAAATGAGTGTAAAATTAAGGGATAGGCTGAAAAGAAAACTATTAAAGTTTCTTTGTGACGATACCACTGCTGAAGAATATTTAATAAATTCTGGGAATAAAGATGTTTTTGACGATTCTAGTGATATTAGAAGTTATTTACTTATTCCCCATATTAATACATCGCTAATGATTAATGAATGTATTTCTTTAGATATGACATCGACTCAAAATGGGAGTTTTAAACTTCAAGAGCCATCGGGTATGAGGAAAGATAGGTATAGTTCATTAATGTATTTGAATTGGTATGTAGGGATAATGGATTCGGAATTACTAAAACAGTCGGGAAACGAGGACGAATTCGAGGTTCTTGCGAGTTTATTTTACTCTGGTTAAAACCTTGACAAAATCATTAAAACGTGGTAATATGAAAGTCCCCAAGAAGTTAGAGATGCAACTCGAAAAGTGTCTGCTGAACACCTGTTCTTGGGATTTTATTTTTTCAGCACTATTGACAGCTAATAGGAGAAATAATGGGTCACGGTGAAACGAGATTTAGTTTAGATTTTGTTGCAAGTTCTTTTGCCGAAGAGGGGTATTTACTTCTCAGTAAATCTTATAAGAATAATGTTCAAAAATTAAGAGTTAAACATTTGAAGTGTGGAAGTATATTTAAAATAAAGTTCGTTGATTTTAGGTTGAGAAATACTAGATGCCATGAATGTAGTAAAAATGTTAGATACACCATAAATAGCATTGGTAAAATATGTAAAAAACTCGGATATGAAGTATTATCTTTGGAATATAAAAATTCTAAAACACATATGAAATTTAGACACAAAGAATGTGGAAAAATTTTAATTAAGACTTGGGGTTGTTTTTATAGGGGTAATCAAAGATGTTCCGACTGTAGAAAAGAAGAAAGAAGTAAATTCAACCGCGAAAATAGAGTAAGGGCAAAGGGTTCTTTATTTAGTTTTTACCCAGAAATATCTGAAAGTTGGTCTATAAAGAATGAAGACTCCCCGGATATGTACACCCCTTATTGTGATACGAGAGTTTTTTGGAGTTGCCCAAAAGGACACCCCGATTATTTAGCGTCAATTGTTTCCAGAACTAGGGCTGGTACAGGATGTCCTGTTTGTTCTGAATCTCAGGGAGAAAAAAGAATAAGGAAATTCTTTGAAAATAAAAACATATCTTTTATTTCACAAAAGAGATTTGATACCTGTAGAGATAAACAACCACTCCCTTTTGATTTTTTTCTTCCAGATTATTCGTTGTGTTTAGAATACAATGGGATTTTTCATTATAAGACAATTAGGGATTTTACTTCAAAATCTGACCTAAAAGACAGGAAGAAAAAAGACAAGATAAAGAAAAAATGGGCTATAAAAAACGGATATAGATTTATAGAAATCCCATATTGGAAATTTGAAAACATAGAAGAAATATTGACAGAAGAATTAAATATAAAATAATACAAAAAACACATCTTAATTATATGGGGTGTGTTTTTGTTTAAATAAAATCTTGGCAAGAAATTGCCACTATGGAAGGAGGTAATAATGCCAAGAAGAAAAAAGATGGATGCGGAGATTTTGGAAAATAATAAACCACTTTCTTCCGATGAAGTAGATTATGTTATGCAATTTGCTCGTTCCGCAATTGGTGGGATGTATGGTCTTCCAAATGTATTCAATCCCTTGTCTGTATCTCAGAGAATGGTTGATGTTGGATTGAATCCAATCATCGCTGATGCTGATAAAATAGAGAATGCCTTAAACTCTCCAAAGACAAGTGAAAAAGAATTGATTGGGTATTCTGAAGATTTGTACTTAAAGAATATGCTTATGAAAAGAATGGTTCTTTATTTGTCAAATTCACTATCTTGGAATTTGGACTGGGTATGTACTACCCCAGATACGGATTACAATTCTAAAGAATATAAAAAAGATAAGGCTAGAGTTATATCATTTTTTGATAGGTTTAACATAAAAGAACAATTTACACAAATAATGCAGTCAATGGTTTTAGACGAGGTTTATTTTGGTCAGCTTAGAGACGATTATGAGAAATATTCTTTTCAACAATTACCACAGCAATATTGTGCTTTAACTGCTAGAAATCCTTATGGATTTAATTTTGACTTTAATTTTCAGTGGTTTTTTCAAGCAAATACTTCCATTGAAATGTACCATCCAGTTTTCAAAAGAATGTATAATGACATTTTTTCAAATGGTGGGAGTTATGTTGGGTATAATCCCGCCTCCTCCTTTTTAGATAGAGAAGGAACGTGGTCTACTTGGACTCAGACAAATTTAGAAGATGGGTTTTGGGCTTTCAAGTTACAACCGTTTTTAGCATCTAGAATTCCATTTTTAGCACCGTTATTTATTGATGCTTCATTACAACCACTTTATAGAAAATTAGCTCAAAACTCCGCATTACAATCTGCTCAAAAATTATTATTGGGACAGGTTGGGATGAATAAAGATACTAAGGGTGGTAGTTTGGCAAATAATTTCAATCTTACGGCAGACCAATTAGGAAAGTTCTTACAACTTGTGAGAACGAGCATCTCCGAGTCTATTGCTGTTTCAGCCGCGCCATTGGAGAATATGAGTACCCATAGTTTCGACCTTCCGAGTAGAAATGTTCAAAGTGAGAGCAATATGATACTCGCATCTCAGTCAGGAATTTCAAGCAGACTTCTCTACACATTAGATAAGTCTAATTTGGAAGAGACTCGCAATTCCATCAGTGTAGATGAGATGATGCTAAAACCCGTTTATTCTAGTTTTGAAAATTTCTTAAACTTTAGAATTAATAAGGAAACTAAGAAGCATAAATTCAAGTTCATGCTTAGTGGTTTTGAATTTGATTCCAGTAAGAGAAAAGCCAGAGATGATTTTTTTCAATATGCCAATTTAGGAATATTTCTTCCGGGAAAACTTGGGGAATCTTTAGGAATTCAGAGATACGACATTGAGAGAATGCTTGCTGAGACTAAAGCTGAAAAATGGGAAGATAAAATGACCTTCATTACCCCAATGTTTCAGCAAAGTGCAGAACAACAAAACTCAGGTTCTAAAGGTAGACCTCAAAAGAAAGATGATGAACTGAGTGATGGTGGTTCTGAGACAAGAGAGAATGGTGAAAATATCGAGAGGGG